ATTATTTCCTAAATTATTTGCATCAGACTGTATATCATCTGATGTAAATCGAGATTGAGCTTCTCTACCAGACAACCTTCTTCCAGGCCCTTGCTGTGGTGTTGCACCTCTCCTACCACCTAAAAATCCTAACACCTTATCCACCTTTTTCTTTATGTTCGCTGCCTTATCTACAAATTCCTCAACTTTCGCTAGTTTACCTTTGAGCTTTCGGTATGATCTATTCTTACTCAACAATTTATCAGCCATATTCATCACGAATCGCTTGAATCCCTGTTTATTCAGATAATCGTTCATGTTCTGGTCTGGTATGCTCTCAATAGTATAGTGTGTATAATGCCATTGTGTTGTGTATATATCAAAATTGTTACCATCCTGGTATGTCAATTCATTTGTGTTTATACTAGTTGGCACACAATTGTAAAATCTCCAGATCTTTCTCTCAACTAATGGTGTATATTGGTACGTCTTCGCTAACTGTACTATACTTATATTAGCCTTTACGTTTCTATCGTCAGACGAGTGTCTAGCAACTAACCCTAGATGTGATGCTAATATCAACCATGGACGAATAACAAGATCAGTGAAACTTCTGTTTGTTTCTCTCCATTGTAATACAAGTGGTTGCATTCCGGATCGATTACCACCTACTTTACCTGGCAGGAACCCCATGTTGTTATTTATTGCAACATCGCGGATCTCATAGTTCTCACCTGGTAATACCACTCCCTGTGCCAATATACATCCATGCTTACCACCACCGGTTTTCATGTATGTCTCTTGGGTTATCTCTAATTTTCCTTGATCTATATCCCATCCCTTGGTTTGTGTGCCTGGAGCTTCAGATGAACCAGAATGCTGACCGTTATCTCCAGGCTCTAAAGCATGCATACTAGATGATTTGATGTATTTTGGTATTGGGTGTAGAGAGTTGAATGTTTTACTTGTCATCCGGTTGGGATGTACAGCTTCTTCGATGTTTATCAGCCATAAGAATTTGTTAGGAATCGCGAATTCCCATTTTTCAAGGTGTTGTAGAAAATTTTCAGTATGACTGAATGGATAGTTGAACGGAAATATATCAGTCCCTAACACTCCATCTATCTTCTCACCTACTCTGCGTATATCATCAAACATTTACATTATTATTTAGTACCTAAACACAGAAAAGCCGCTCGAAAGCGGCTCTTCCGTTAAACGCTAGTTTTTTTGATTATAAAGATTGGAAACTTTGATTACGAACGTATTGATAACCAAGCGTCACTTCAAACTCAACTGGAGCACCTGTTCCAGCCGGGTCATATGATACGTCACCCACACTAGTTGGAAATGCTCCTACAAGTGTGTATTGACTTACTCGGTTCAATTGTGTATCTAACTGTACAAGATCGACTATTGATGTTTCCTTAGCAATAAAGTAATTACCTGTGCTAGTTGCGTCATCAAATGTATCTCTAGTCCAGTTCAACAACAATGTTCTGAGACTATCTACACGATCACTATAAAAACTTAATGTGTATTCACCAGTGTAGGTAGCACCACCGGGAACTCTGAAGTTTAATCCCATGAATGGTATCTCAGACACGTTAATTGTACGTCCTGGTATACTACCACCTTTGGCATAAACTAGATCATCCTCATTTATAGTCACGCTACCGTCACCGTTTTGAATGTTGAGAACACGGAACTGGAAATCACGACTGAAATCACGCTCCTGTGCTACTCTATAGAAATCTGATATTGTTTGTCTTACGTCTGGCATAAATTGTTCCTCCTAATTATTTAGTCTTACGACACTAATTCACTGAAGTCTTGACCGGTACGAGTTGCGTAGAAGTTCACTAAGATGAATTCTGCAGCACGAGTAGGTTTAACATATATGTCAACTACAAGTTCGTTACGATCAATAACATCAGGTGAGTTGTTCCGCTCGTCACAGACTAACAAGTAGTCATACATTCCTTGCGTATTTTTCACCTCTTCGAATATAGGTCTCAAAACGTTTATTACTTGAGTGCGTGTGAATAATGTATTAGGTTCAAATACAAAGTATTTCACTGTGTTCATCACTGCTTTTTGCAGATATAAGAACAGCCTCCTTACATTGATTCTATCAAACGCACTAGGTTTAGCTTGCATGGTCTTCTGACCGAAGATCGCAAAACCTTCGTTAGGGAAGTTAGCAATAGGATTGAGACCTATCTTATATAGCTGGTCACGTTCCTTTTGTTTTGGATAAAATGCTAAATCCTGCACACCACTGACCAAACCGCGAGTGAACCCAGCGGGGGCGATCCATGGATAGAAATTACTGTCTGTATTAGCCATTGCAGCTGCTGCAAAACCACTCATCGGTACCCATACTGGTCGATTCAACGCTTTATCATTTGTGAATCCCCAGTTTGCGTATGTTGTACAATAACTACTGTTCTTTGTACCACCAGTCATCATATGGCGTAACGGCCAGTAGATGTGTTGTGAGAAGTTTACACCTGCTTCACGCTGTTTACTTGTCAATGTCTTGCTGTTCCTACCTTGTACAAAGATGTAACGAAGTGGATCGGCTACGAATATATTGTCTTTACGTGCAAATTGACTGAAGCTTTTGAATGTGTCAAAGATTGTGTCATAATCAGTCAAGAACTTGATCTCGTTACGGTTGTCAATGATCTTGGTTTGATACAATCCACTACCGCTCAATCCTGTGCTACTCACAACATGATCACCAATCGGGAAGAACTCTTCATCATCGAAATTACCAGATGTACCACCCTCTGATCCAACATAAACAGTACCTAAACCACCTTCAACAGTGATGTCGATTGGGAATAGATCGAAATTGTCTGCAAGTTCGAAAATACGGTCGAGTTTTGAAGGTATGTTACCGGTTTCTTTGGCTTCCGCCATCTGTTTACGATAAACACCGTGTGGGTATACATTGTTACCATGTTTAATTTGAGCCGCTCCATTACGCTGTAACTCTTGCCAAGATTTGATGTAAATCCTGTCTTCTTGTTCTTCTCTACCATTCAAGAAGCTCTGTGATACTTTAAAGTCATTAACTTCCCGACGTTCTTCAACTGAGTCACCTTGGAGAGTGAGTTGCTCACTTGTACTCATCTCATCATAGTAACGTGTATCCTTCGCAGGCAATACACGAATCTTACGTGTTGGGTATCCATTTTCATCAAGCCAGTTACCAGCTGTTTTGGATATACCTTCATTCATCTTGAGATACAAGTTATTACTGTTGTCAGCCTCACTCTCGATGTAATATGATACTGCTGTACCACCTGTTGATAAGAAACGCTCTCTGAAGTAGTTAACACTACCGATAACACTATCAGCAACAAGATAATCCAATTTGGTTGCATCAGGCTCGAGTGTTGATTGACGTACTTTGAATACAGCAAGTGTTAATACATCACTGAACTCCTCAGTATTCAAATCAAATTCACTTAAGTTTTCAAGAACCTCACTCATGCTACCATCAAGCCCGACCTGTTGTTTGTTTCCAAACTGATCGAACAAGAATCCAGCGCTCAATGAGAATGTCAAACGACTACGTGTACCGTCACTCTCGTCTGGGACATCAACGTATCCTCCAGTTGTACCACCAAGCTTTTTACTCAAAGATTTGAGTTTTCCTACACTGTCAAAATCACTAGCAGGATTCAAGTTGGTATTGTCACTGATACCAATGTAGTAACCTTCGAATTTTTCATTGATAACGAATTTTTTATCATTAACAATCATCAATCCAGCTCCACCTTTGGTTAGCAGATCATTATATGTTGTAAATTTTTGGTTTGAGTTTTTACCAGCTTCAGTTTCCTTCATCTTGATCTCACCTTTGATGGTTTTCTGAAACTCATCGTTACTCAGCTCGATGTTGCTTGGTTCTCCCAAGTAATATCTGTCACTTGAACCTAAATCCCATCCAACAGCGTTAACAGCTTCAGCAACAAGGTCCGCGATTTCAGTTATTTGATATGCTTTAAGTGCTGGTACGCTCAATACATCACCTTCAACTTGTTCTGACCAGAACAAATCACCTTGTGACAATGAACTCAATGGTTGTCCAAATAGTGTATCGTCACTCAATCCAGCTAGAACACTATCAACAGCATCTTTAACTGTTGTGACACTATAATCACCGGATGGTGCAGATTCACCGAACACCCAAGCGCTCGCTGGGACAACCTTAGTACTCAACCCAGCGTCTTGACCACCTGCCAATTCTATTGGTGTCCCGCTTTCAAGTACATGTGTTGAATCACCAGTCAGTACTGAAACAGACACTCCTGTGTCGATTATCAGCTCTTGTATGGATGAAACACCATTACCTAATAAAGTTATGTTTCCGATATCACCAGACACATCAGCTGTAATTGTGTATGCTGAAGTTGCGATGGTACCAGTAAAAGTAGCAGCTTGTGCAAGAGCGTAATCACCACCCTCGTCGAGTACTCGACTATCAGTTGGGTACCAAGCGACTTGACGTGTGTCTGCTGCAATTGTGTTGAGTTCTCCATCTGCATCAGCAAGATCGACCATGATCGGTCTTGGTATGACCGGAAAAACTTGAACACTGTACTTGTCCGCTACTGTGGCTCCTGCACCTTGACCATATGGTAGTCTCGATACAAGAACATTAGCAGGGCTCTGAAACACCGCTTTAACAGTGTGGTACATGTAGCGTTCAGCTGCGTTCTGGGGCAATCCGTAGATTTGCTCGAACTCACTCAAGCTACTAAGCGTCAAAAGCTCATCTGTAGGTCCTTGGTTAGCAAAACCAGGTATAAATACCGTGGTTCCGATGGGTAATTGTGGGCGCAAAGATAGATCTACTTCTTTGACCTCTACTCCGGGTGATTGTATTGTACGTGCCATAATTGTTACCTTCTGAAATTATTT